GGGCTTCGCGACAAGCAAGTAAGCCTTCTTCGTGACGTAGTTGCTGGAACAATTATGGGCATGGAAAGCAGTGTCCTTAGAGCAATGAATCCTGAAAAGGCTGACCGTCTTATTGGTGATGCTGTATCACTACACCTTCGCCACGATGGATGGAAGGGTGGGGTTCACGGTAACGATACCGTTATGCCCGACATGCCTGGAAAGACGGAAGACATATTTACCATTAATGGTGAAGGAACAGTATCTCAAGGAAAAGCAGTTCGCACTGACGACATGAGAGTTTTAAACCCAAACACAAGTGGGTACTCAACTGCTTTGTCTGAGTGGGCAAACATGATTACTAACGACAAGATTTTTGCTCCTGTTGCAAAAGAACTACACGAAAAAATTGTTGTTGAAGGACATGAATTCTGGGGTACGCGAGGCAGCGACACTTGGCGCAAAGACATTGCAGATAATCTTTTGCCAGCAGCGCGTAAGGCTATTAATGATTTAACACCAGAAGAAGCAGCTCGCATGCGTCAATTTGATGGCATCAACGCCAACCCAAACCTTTCTTCAATGAGTATGGAAGACCGTGAATTGCTTAAGGTGCAACGTGAGGCTGAAACCGGACGTGCAGAAGCACTTCAGTCAATGTCACCAGACCTTCGTTACATTCAAGATTCAATTGACAAGTTCCATGGATCAGGTGGAAAACTTGAATCATTTACAAGTGGTGAAACATCGCCAGCAGATTTGGCTAAATTAGAAAAAGACTTTGCACCTATTAAACAATTAGAAGAAGATGCAAAAAAACGAATAGATTCCTTGTTTGAAGGAAAAGATGTTGCGGCAAAAAGTGACGTACTTTTAACACCTGAATACAAGGCTGGTAATCTTGAATACCGTAGATACGGAGTTACTAACGCTGCTTTTGAACTTCACCGTGATAAAGGATTAAACCTTATTGTAGCAAGGGATTCAGAAGGTAAAATTACTGGTGCTTTGGCTTGGTACGAAACTGGTTCAATTCATGTTCAAACCGTTGGTTCTTTAGGTGGCGGTGCTGGTGCAGCATTAGAGCACGAACTTGCAACACAAATTGTTGAAAAGTATGGTTATGGTGTCAAGCATAGGTATGACATTGAATTTGGATCATGGCCTTACCACGAAAAAACAGGCAAAATACCAACTGCTAATTGGGAAGGCCAAACATCAGAAGCGATGTTTAGCGCTGAGCAAATTGAAAAGATTGCTGCTCTTAAGCCAATGCCATCAGCACTTGGTATGTCTGCTGACGAAAAGTTCCGTCTTGCTTCTAAGGAAGATGCCGCACGTCGTGCTGTAGAAAACATCATGGGTACATTTTTTGGAACTGCTGGTTCTGAAGGACACGTACTTCACACAGAACTTCTTGACCACGTTGTTTCAGGTACAGTTCCAGGGCCAAAAGAAATGACTGAATTGATTGCTCGCATGGGTGATTCAGCACCTCGTGACATTCCTGCACGTGGATTAGAGGGCATTAGTAGTTTGGGTGGATTTGCCAAGACTGTTATTAGCCGAGTTTCTGAACAAGGTCACGATAAGATTCTTGGACCAATGGTTAACTGGTTGGTTCGTAAGCCAGTGTACCTTGGTGATTACCACAGGGAAATGGAAATATTGCGTCCATTGATTAACAACGGAACGCTTCACGAAGCACAAGCAGAAATTATTGCAGAAAACAAGGCTCTTATGCGTATGAGTCGTTTTGTCCACAACCCTAAAGATAAGACGATGTTTGAAACAAACATGCGTGTTGTTGCTCCGTTCTACTTCGCTAAAAACCAAGCATGGCGACGTGCTTTCCGTTTGGCCAAAACAGATCCAGGTGCAGTTGAAAAGTACATAAAGTTATGTCTTGCTGTTACTGACTACATTTCGACAACATCTGACAAAAGTTCAATTCCAGGTACTCACATTCCTGGTACAGAATTTATAGGTAATATTGCTGGGCTTAACCCGTTGTTCAACACTGCTACTGGTTTTGGGAAAATGGCATTTGGTCTAACAGGTAGTGCCGGTTCAGTTACATCTATTGTTCCAACAGGTGACCAGATGGGATTTGGAAACATGCTTGGTGAATTTATTCGCCCACCATGGGGACCGCTTATTACTGTCCCTGCAAAATGGATTCGTGACTACACAGCCGCTAACCACTCACCAGTTGCACAAAAATGGATTAATGGATTCCTTGGTAAAGCATCTTCACACTCTTCTTGGACACGAGATGTATTGCCGTCTGGAACATTACAAGACGTATTGGAATTAGGAGCAGGTATGTTTAACATGCCTAACTCAACCATTCAGTCAACTGAAAATCAAATGCTTAACAATGCCGTAGACAACCTATTTGCTCAACAACGCAAGATTGTAGAAAAAGAATATGACTACACTGGCATGACTCAAGCACAGCGTGACATGATGGTTCGTGGTCTTACCGACCAGGCCGTAAGTAACATTCTTAACAACCCTGAACAACGCCAAGCGTTCCTTGACCGTGCTAAGCAAGGCGCAATGATGATGTCGTTTGTTAAAACAGTACTTAACTTCTTTAGTCCTTTGGCGCTTAGTCTTAATGCAACGTTCTCAAAGCAGCCTGAGTTTGACAAAATTCTTGCTGAAAAGAATCCAGATGGAACACCTAAGTACACAACAATTGAAGCGGCTGACATCTTTGCTCAAAAGTTTCCAGACAACATTACTGACCTTATTTCTCACACAAAGTCAACGTACTCTAATTTCCCTGAAACCCAAAGTGCTGTTGACTTGTTAACAAATAACCCTGGAACAGTGCGAGACTACCCGTATGGTTCTGCAATGCTTGTGAATCGTAGTTCAAACTATTCACCACAGGCATACCAGTTAGAATTGTCTATGAATCTTCGTAGTCGTGAAGCACCTAGTGAATATCTAAGTTCTGCGCTATACGGTATTGGTAATGACTATTACTACAATTTCCTAAAGCCTGAGATTATGGCTATACCTGGTGCTACCAAGCAAGTAATGATGCGTCTTGCCGATGGTTCTTTTAAAGCCACAACAGAACTAAATTACAATGGGTTTAAGCAATTGGCTGCAATGTCTAAGTCATACGGTGATACCACTAACCCAATTTGGTACGACCAATTTACAGGAGCAGCAAAAAAGAATGTTGCCAACAAGGCTCTTGAAGATATGACCAAGATGATTAAAGACCCTAACGTTACTGCTATTTCTCAAGACGACAAAGATAAGTTTCAAGGTCTTATAGATCAGTACAATGGTTTCCTAAAGGCTTACCGTAATCTAACTGGTGGCGGTGCATCGGCCTTGTCTAATTCATGGTATGCCTTCTGTGAGGATGCAGCGGCATCTGAATATTACGCAAATCAATCATATTTTATTAAATCAGTTCTACAGGCAATGCCTAACAAGTAAGGAATAAAATGCCAGAAACAACCCCCCAAGTAGAAAAAGTACCGACAATGAATGACATGGCTAACATGGCGCAACTATACGCCGTGCCAATGTCAGAAGGAGCACTTCAGGCAATAGCCAAAGATGCTACACCTGAAAAGGCTAAGGCTTTCGAGGAGCACGTAAAGACCACTGCACAGGGCCTATATCCCTCTCTAGCGCCACAGATTGCTGCTGGTATACCTACGGCCCACCTTCTTGATCCGTACCGCCAGGTGGCTAAGCAAATGCTTGGAGAAAGTTTTGAGCCTGACTTTATTGCTGACCCTAAATCGGCTGCTGCTTTGGCTGGCAGGATAGATGAAAAAACAGGACGGCCTACTCTTATGAGCCTAGACCAATGGAAACAACACATTAAGTCCCACCCTGGATTTGGATGGGATACTACGCCTGCTGCCCACGAACAAATTGGTCAGGTTATTAAAGCACTACATGAATCATTTACTCAACCACCACAGCAAGGAGCGATGCAATAATGGGAACAACACCTCCACCAATTAGTTTTAATACATATTCAGCAGCAGGTTCAGCATTGCCTATGTTCATCCCAAATGCGGATGTTCTTATTAACCAATTTGGTTTTACCAAAGCAGAATTAAACACCAAGGCAGGTAAAGCGTTTGTTAACAGTCAAATTGTTACAGGCGCAAAAGGTGGTTCCCCAGACAGTTCTACATGGAAAACAGCCATGGATTACATGTCAACAAAATACCCTGGTCTTTGGTCTAAATTAACGTCTTGGGCAAATGTCCCTAGTGCAGTTGGTGCGCCACATTACACCACTGCGTCAATGGACTTGTACACTGCTTTGCAATCACAAGGTGGAGACTTTAGTGGTCTTACCAAAGACATTGTTTATGGCGGTAAAAGTTCTTCTTCGGCTGTTGTTGTAGCGGGGCCTAACGGTCTTGCTACTAGCAATGCTTCAGCAGGTTCCCAGGCTAGTGCTTACGGAACAATGCTTAACTATCTTGACTCATGGGGCATGGGCAATTTAATGCCTACCATTCAAAAAATGATTACGGCTCAGGGCGATAACTTAACTAATACACAAGAGTTATTGAACTATGTTCGCAATACTGCTGAATACAAGCAAAACTTCCCTGGTCTTACCGAGCGCAATGCCAGCCTTGGGCCAGGTGCAGAGCACATGACAGAAGCCCAGTACCAACAGTATGTGACTACCGTACAGGGCCTTACAGGTCTTTATGGCCTTCCTGAAGGAACAATAACCAAGGCGGCAATTGGTGACTTGATTAAGAACAACGTGTCAACTACGGAACTTGAGTCCAGGATTAATAAGGGATACGTGGCTTACAACAACGCTGACCAGAACGTTAAGAACCTTTTGGCTCAGGAATACGGGCTTACCCCAGGACAAGGCGTTGCTTACTTTCTTAATCCAACGGCAGCACAGGCAACTATTGAAAAGAACATTGCTGCTGCAACTATCCAGGGTTATGCTCAGGGCATAGGTCTTAAGGGTATGAGTCAGGCTGGAGCAGAGCAGTTGGCAGGAATGGTCAAGATGGCAGGTACGGCAGCCAGCACAGGTGGAGCCGCCGACCCATACGCCGCTTACAGCATGTCTCAACTCCGTTCAGATCTAGCCACAGCAGCCAAGGATGTGCAACTTACAGTCGCAGCACCAGGCTCAGCCCGTCCTACCGTAAGCACCGAACAACTCATAGGTTCTCAGGTTGCTGGCTATGCCGGTACAAATCAGGCCGCTGAACAGGTTCAGGTAGCCCGTGCTGAACAAGCCGCAGCCGCCCCGTTTGAAAAGGGTGGTGGATACGTTGAAAACGCTAAGGGAGTTGTAGGGCTTGGTAGCGCTAGGACGTAACATTCGTTATTAAAATGATACAATTGACGTAGATGGTTGGCCCTATGTGGCCGTAGGAGCGCTAATTATCTAAACCCGCTTTGGAGGGCATGACCAAAGTGCGTATAAAAATGCTGAAAATATTATCCGCTTTATTAACCTCTGGTAAAGTGCGTACCCGCAAGGAGCGATTAGTATGACCGATTTTGATGAATACGAAGATGAGCAAGAAGTTGAGCGTCAGCCGCTAGACCCGAATATTCGGAAGCAGTTGCGTGAAGCAGAGAAGGCTCGTAAGGAACTGGAAACAGTCCGAGCAGAACTGGAATCACAGAAACGTGAAGTCCAATTTTCCAAGGCTGGTATCCCAGACACCGGAGTAGGTTCGTTATTCCGCAAGGCGTATGACGGAGAAACCTCAGCAGAGGCGATTCGTGCAGCGGCTCAGGAATATGGAATTCTTCAGTCTGAACAAGTTCAGGAAGTACCATCAAATGACTCAGAACTCGATGCTCTCCGCAGGGCGCAGGGTGCAACTATTGGAAACTCTGGTGCAATGCCAGACCCCCAGCAGATGTACCTAGAAGCACTTGCCTCAGCGTCAACTCCTGAAGAAGTCATGCGAATCGTAGAAGGAGACTCAGGTAAGAAACTGGGTGTCTATTCTTCTCGTGGGTCGTTCTAAGCCTAAAAACTTAAACACCTAAAGAAAAGGAGTTAACCACAATGGTTGACGCATATACAGGTCAGAGCACCCTTGATTTCTCAAAGGCCGCTTATGACCGCATGGCATACTTTGCACTACGCCCAGAACTATACTTTGACGCTGCCGCTGACGTTCAGCCTACGCACCAGAGCATGCCTGGAGCATCAGTTGCATTTACAATTGTTAACGACCTAGCAATTCAGGCTTCTGCACTGACTGAGACAAGCGACGTATCTACTGTTGCTCTTTCAGACAGCCAGGTTACCCTGACACTTGCTGAGTACGGTAACGCAGTACTTACCACAGCCAAGTTGCGTGGTACTTCATTCGTAGACATTGACCCAATCGTTGCCAACGTAGTTGGATACAACGCTGGAGTTTCAATTGACACGATTGCTCGTGCTGCACTTGACTCAGGTACAAACGTTCAGTACGCATCAGGACTCGGAGCAACTTCGCTTCAGACTTCTGTTACAACCCGTGCCGGAGTAACAGCATCAAACACAATCTCATCACTTGACATTCGTGTTGCTCGTGCTCGTCTCCGTTCACAGAACGTTCCAACATTCGGAGGAATGTACGTTGGTTACATTCACCCAGACCTCGTAGCAGACCTTCAGGGCGAATCTATTTCAGGTTCAAACGTACAGGGTTGGCGTGCACCACACGTTTACGCACAGCCAGGTGAAATCTGGACTGGTGAACTCGGTGCTTACGAAGGTGTTCGTTGGATTGAAACACCACGTGCTCCTGTATTCCAGGGTGCCGGTGCTTCATCAACAAACGTTTACGGAACTATGATTCTTGGTCGTCAGGCTCTTGCTAAGACGTTCTCAACAATCGATGGTAACGGAGCGTTCCCTCACGTTGTACCAGGTCCAATCACTGACCGCCTCCGCCGTTTCGTACCACTTGGTTGGTACTGGCTCGGTGCATACGGAGTATTCCGTCAGGCATCATTGATTCGTCTAGAGTCAGCATCACTCCTTGGTGGAGACATTTCAACAACAGTTGGAACTGGAACCGCTTTCGAGCCAGCAGTTGACCTAGGTGAGGCAACTAACCTATCAGGTAACCTGGCTTAAGTCAGTAGTTAGGTAGGAGACAGGTATGTCGTGGCCTTATGCATGCGCCCATTGTGGTAGTCGTGATGTTCAACCACTCGTGGACGAGATTCAATGTCTCGTCTGCGGGCGGCTGACCAATAAGGACGGCGTACCTGTCTCACACCTAGACCAATTTACTTCCGAGGAGAAACTTTAATGACAATCCCAACAGGGCATGGACTTCGCATGGGACTTGAATCTGCTGACCAAGCAGGTACACCACTTCCTAACCGAGTTACCCGTGCAAAGATGAACGATGCTAAAGCCATCAAAGGCGAAACATCAGACCCATGTTACTGCGGTTGCTGTGACATGACAGACGCAAGGTGGAAATAATGGGCTTATTTGATGATGTAAAACAGGTAGGTTCTGGTATAGCCAGTGCTGCCACTGGTGCAGGACGTGCAGTACAAGATGTTGCTCGTGGTGCCGCTAGCGGTGCTACCGCTGTTGGACGTGGAGTAGAAGATGTTACTCGTGATGCTGTTAGTGGCGCTGCTAGTGGAATTTCACGTGTTGCCGCTGATGTTGCATCTGCAGCACACAAAGTTTCAACATATGCTCGTGGTTCAGAAAACCACGCTGGTGACCAATTGCAAACAATGAACCATCAAGGCGTATCACACGCACCTAATGCTGGTCCTGCGATGCAAAACCACATAAATACACCACCACGCCCATACCATACTGATGCTGTAAATGTAGATGGAAAAACACAAATGCAAACACGTGACACAAGAACTGGACAAGTAATCGCTGGCTCAAAAGTCGGATTACGTTCTGAACTTGTAACTGGCGGAGATGGAAAAACACAAATTCAAACACGTGACACAAAAACTGGTGGAGTAGTAGGCGGTTACGGATATGGAGCATTAAAATAATGGAATCACGTTCATCATTTCCAACGGTTGACATGGAATCATTCCGTGGCACAATGGACACTACCGCTGTAGAGCGTGGTGTTGACTCTAAGAAGGGCATGCG